TGACTTGAGAGTGTAGAAATGGAGTTACCAGTATACCCTTTTACAGCATCAGTAAATATAAACTCTCTTACCATAGAGCCAGAGCTATCAACAAATACTGTTGCTCCATCATATATGTAAGGTCGAAGAAAAGAAGAGCCAAAAGATGTTTGTCTTTCTATAGATGCATTTGTTGGTGTTGTTACTTGCCCTTGCAATGCTGGGATAATAAATTCATCAGTTGATGTAAATACATGTAAGTCTTTGTTTGATATAATATGACGTATAGTATTTATCTCACCAATAGCAGTAGTAAGATCAAGAGCATCATTATCTTCAGCATCACCTATATCAAAGTTAAAGAATGTTCCGGTCTTACTTCCCCATAATCCATCAGGCTGTCCAAGTGTACCTCCATACCATAATCTGTTTTGATGAAAAGCTACTGCACCTGGGAAGCCTCGTAGAGAAGAATAGGATTGTTCTTTAAATTCTGTTGTTGGTGCATGAGTTTCTATATTAGGTGTGCCACCACCAGCAGTTGCACTTGTTGCATTTGCACCAGCAGTAAATGTAAATTTATTTTCGTCTATTACTTCTGCTACAGTTCTTGATCCATTTAAGTTACTTGGTGCTATTCCACCAGCAGAAGAAGCATTTGATATTGTAAAAGCATCACTTGCAGTAAAACCATGATTTACTAATGTTACCTCAACAGTTCCTACTCCTTCTGTTGTTCTAAATGAATCGGCAGTAATTCTTCTTTTTAAATTTCCAAATACTGTACCAGTCGCAGAGGTAGCTGATTGAACGGATGTTATTTTTATTTCAGACCCAAAGTATCTCAGGGTCACATTAACATGCTTAGAGTCTGGATAATCACCACCACTTTGCGAACCAGTTATATCAAAGTAAGCAGAGCTAGTTGTCAAAGTAATTCCTGTACCACTCGATGCTGAAGGATCAAGCGTTACACCAGCCGATGCAAATCCAAAGTAAGGTTGGTGAATGAGTGTATTAGCAGAGTTCCCATCAAATGTTTTTGTTTCCATTTGAAAAGATGTAAGACCAGTTCGCACAAGTTTTCTTACCATAAATGTATTGTGAGCAAGAAACATTGTGTCACCAGATTGGGCATAAGTAAGTTCATGAATATTATCATGTGTTATAGGCAAAGCATTACTGCTTGTATCTTGTGTCACAGTTGCCGCTAAAGTAACATTAAAAGATGTATCAACTCTAAAAACTCTTATCTTTAAATTTTCTAATGAAACTATATAGCGTTCATCATCAGAGAAAATAAATGGGATAATTCTATGTTGCTGAACTTTTGATGTATCTACTGTGGTATCAAATTCATATATGTTCTTTAATCCCATACGCTTGATAATTCCACCCTCTGCTCTTAGAAAAAAGTTTTCTACCTTTTGAGCTGAGTTTTGGTACACCTGAGAATCTGTTCTGGATATAAGAGATGGACTAACTTCACCAAACTGAAAGTTAGAGATAGGAACTCTGAGCTTACGCATTATGTTCTCCTATCAATTAAGAATCTATTTGTTACTAGCTTTCTTGTTGTTTGCTGTTGTGAATCTACGCTTCTTGCTTTAAGCATCATTTGGTTTGCCATACCAGCCATACCATTTGCTAAAGAAACATCTCTTGCTATTGATGTTGCGTATACTTGTGCTAAAGCATAAGACACAGCCATAGTAAAATAACTTGGCATAAATTCTTCTGATACTCTGAATGTATAATCAACAAAAACAGTATCAGTAGTAGTTGTATCAGCATAAACCATTGATCCATATATTTGATATTCAATCGGAGTATCATTCACAGTTACAGCATGGACTAATAGTGTGTCTGTTGGTAGCTGGTACGCTAGAGCATATCGAGCAGTTGGAGCATCAGTTAATCTATTTACTTGTTCTTGATTTGTTGAGAATCTCCATCGAGCATTAGTTAATGAAGTTCTTAGTATATCTTCATATACGTTTGCAGATACTCTTGCTTCAGTTGTGCCATCATCAAATGATGTCATAGGTTCTGCACCTATTAGGATTAAACCTCTATTGCATATATCTATTGCTGAGTCTGCGTGGGTACTAACTACTGCCATAATAGAGTAGGGGGATTTCTCCCCCTATCCTTAATCACTATCTGCTGTACTTAAATCAGAACCATCACCACAGTCAATAGCTGTAGCAGATACAGATTTAACAACAGTTGCAGACAAGGTTTTATGGGTTGAATTAGCATCAACAACAAAGATAACATCACCCTCATTCATCATGCCAAGAGCAGATTGACCATTCATTTCACCACCAGTAGCATCAGCAGTTGAAAAATAGTTTGCCGCCCTCACAACAGATAAAGCATCGTTGGATGTATAGTACCAAAGATTGACACCACTTCCACCACCAAGTCTGGTTAATTTACTCATATCTAAAGCCATGATTACCCCCTATCAATTATTGTCAAGAAGTTCATAGATACCATTGTCATCAATAACAACAGCACCCATAGACATCATTGAGGTTGCAAGATGTGATGCTCTTTCAGCGACATAATTTATCTCTGTAGAAACATCGGAGTTTACACCTAGACCGATTGCGGTTGTATGGTAAGCCATATTCTTTCCAGCTGTAACAGCAGAAGTAGAGAATATGTTGAAGCCAAGAAACTGCTTCATTGTCATACCACCAGCAAATGGCAGATTCTGCTCACCAACAAAGTCAGATGATGCAAACTCATTAATTAAGAATAAGTCTGCAAATCCCTTTGGGTGCATAGCAATATATCGCCCACCATCTTCTGGAATATTCGCTGATCCAAATGTTTCAAATGTAGTTAAAAGATCTGCTTTTTCAACAGCAGAACTTGTATCATGTATTTGAGTTGAGTTTGCACCAGCATCCATAGCAGTATAAAGAATATCGTCAGTCTTTCTACCAAGAGCAGCCGCCGCTGAAGTTGCAACAGCTTGTCGCTCATCTATGTTTGTTTTAAGTTCATCTAATTTATCAATGAACTCAGCCGCATAAAAGTCACTCATGGTTGCTTCCACAGTTGTGTGTGCAAGTTCCATTGGTGTAACCAAACCATTTCTGGATTTTGTAGACGCACTACCAGTTCCAATCTTTTGAAAACGAACTACGTTTCCAGCCACATTGCCAACAGTACGCACAGTATTTCTAAGTTTAGAACCCATACGCTGATAAGCCATGTGAACATCAGACTCAAACTGCTTAATGAACGCTACATCAATTGTATTCGCCATTTTCAGCTCCTATTAAAAGTTAATTTTCACCGCCTTGATTGTCCTCTTGCATCTCAAAATGATTATCCCAAGGGGTCACTCAATGCATTATGGGTCTTGACTTATCTATCTTTGTATCAATTTTATGTAAATTGCAATAGAAAACTCGATAAAAGTGAAAGTCATCTAAGTAATAAGGTTGTTTCTCTACTTGAAATCCTATGCTCGAAAGCCACATAACATTTTCCCAATGGTCTAATGGAACAAAATTTTCAACCTCATCATAGTGTTTTACTAGAAATGAAAGAGCAATCTTAGCATGTTTAAATATTCTCAAAGGCATTTTTTTAAGCTCTGTTGTACCAAGAAACCATATGCGACCCATCTTATAATAATTATCTAATGGTGTAACTCCACACATAGCAATAGGAATATCCTCATTTGTAATAGTAAATCCAGTTGCACCCTCTTCAACAAAGGGAACTTCGAGTGCCATCTTTGGAGTAACACCAACCAAAGCACACTCTCGAATATCTTGTAATCTCATATTATCTGCAATGAAGTCTACGTCAGAAGGTAGGCAAGTTCTTAACGCTAATTTACCTTTGCGTATAAAAGGTTTCATTATCTATATAATTTTTTGAAACCATCATCTACTTGAGCAACAAAAGCTGGGTCACGCTTTGCAACATTCCAATATCTCTCATCAGCCATCATAGTTCGTAGATTCTCCTCAGAAAGATCAGATACAACTTCTGCATTCCCAAGAACACTAGATCCTTTCAAAGCATTCATAACAGTTTCCATAGCCTTAACACCTTCAGCAGTTGCACAAAGATTAGCTATCTCTGCATGTTGTTCTGCTGGAAAGAATTTATTAGACCACATTTCAACTGCTTGTACTCTTTCTTTTCCATTATCGCCAAGTTGTTGCATTTCTTTTTGCGGATCAGTCATTCCGATGTTTGCTACTTTCTTATACATCTCAATGCCTTCAGCAAACTCATCTTGACTGTAGCCATTTTCAAAAGCCTGATCAGCCCACCATTCTAATAATTCATTACTCTTTGCTAACTCATCATCAATACCTTCTGGTAATATGTACTCACCTTTTGAAGGTGGTCTGTCTTTATATGCATCTGCCTCAAGTTCTTGCATTATAGTTGATCTTATATCTTCTTCTTTTTGGCTAATCTTTCCTTCGAGTTGAGAATAGGATTCTGCCATGTCTTGTGCTGATTTAAATTTTTCTGGCAACCATTCCGGTCTTTCCCCCATTGAGTTTATAGGCTGTTCTTCTGTTGTTGGTGCTGGTTCACTTGTAGGGGTTGTAGGGGTTGTAGGGGTATTATTAGACTCTACTTGTTCGCTTACTGTTGTTTGTGTTGTTTCTTCACTCATTTGTTCACCTTATGTCCATGTTGAATACGTCTTTCTATTAAACCAACAATGTATCGACTTCCTTCTGCATGACGTAAAACTTCATCAGTTACAGCCGATCCATGTACAGCTTCTATAGTTATGCTCCTTAAATACTTTAATACTTCCGTACCATTTGGAGTACTAAATAAAGAAGCAAAGTTTAAAGATATTTGCTCGTCTGTTAATTGTTCTCTTGGATAACCATCTAAAGAACTTACTTTAATTTGCTTGTTCATTTGTCATACCTTGTGGTTGTTGCATCTGTTGTTGCATCTGTGCCATCTGTTGTGCTTGTTCAATTATCTGTCTACGTTCATCAGGATCTCTTATTAGAGAATCTGGAACACCATACTTCTTTGCTAGATGTGCGGCAGTTTCTTCAGCATTAATAAGAAGATTAGTAACTTGTGGTCCGAACTGAGATTGTATTAACTCCAGCCATCTTGCTATTGCAGTTATGTCAGCATTTGCTTGTGACTGTGCTAGTGGCGAAACAGACCGTATCTTAACTTGGCTTCCGTTGAGAGTAGGAAGCTCAATACGACCTTGCTTCTTGAGTATATATACAACTCTTTGCAATATTGGCTGTACCATTTCTGCTTGTAATTTTCCAAAAGCAGATCCTATACGTCTACTTAAATCAGCCATTCTTTCTGCTATCTCAGTTGCACTTGCTGGTGTTCTTTCTGGACTGCCAAGCATATCATTATACAATGCTTTCTTAATGTTTGTTCTCATATCAGACAATACAAAGTTTCCAAAATCCATAGACCCAGCTTGACGTATTGGCTGTAATCCAGCAGAGTTTGGTGCTTTTGGAATTACAGTTCCAGGCACTAGATTAATTGTATCAGGATTAATAACACCATCATCATCCATCTGATATATACCAGCAATAGACATTGCGGCATTCTCAAGAATATACTGAATTGTTAGATTGGTAGTTTTAATTGCACTTAATGTATTGAGAAGTGGACCTCTTCCATAAACTTCGCCACTACATGTAATCCAGCGAAAACATATAAATGGGTTTGACCCAGTACCATTTAGAGTTTCTTGCTTTAATATTTTTTTTGTTTTTGTTTCTATAAC